TTCTTCCAGCACATCCAGCAGTTCTTCCAAATCCAGTTCTTCCAGTTCTGCAAGTTCAACGGTGAAAAAGGTTGCCGAAACGGTTTCCAAGGTTGCAAGCAGCGTTGCAAACACGGTTTCCAAGGTGGTCAGCAGCGTGAAAAATACAATCACAAATCTTGTGAAAAAGACCACCAGTTCTTCCAGCAGCGTGAAAAGCACTGTGAAATCAAGCGGCGGCACAAAATATGCCGTTGCCTTGAAGAAATAAGGGGGTGTTCGGGTGTCCATTGAACTTTTGATTGAAAATGGTTCAACCCTTTACACCCCCGTTGTGAAGGATGAAATTCATTGGATTACGGAAAGAAAAGGTGCGCCCGGTAAAATCACCTTTTCTGTGATTCAGGACAGCGCTTTGAAAATTGAAGAAGGAAACCCCGTGATGCTGAAGGTGAACGGGGAACAAATCTTCTATGGATTCCTGTTCAAGCAGAGCCGGAACAAGAATCCTGATTTGAGCCTGACCGCCTATGACCAAATGCGATACCTGAAGAACAAAGATACCTATGTCTTTGAACGGATAACGGCGAAAGACGTTATTGAAATGATAGCGAATGACTACGGCCTTCAGCTTGGGGAAATCGAATACACCAACTATTGGATTCCTTCACGCATTGAAGAAAATAGCACTTTGCTTGACATGATGCAAACATCCCTTGATATTACCCTGACCAATACCGGGAACATGTATGTTCTGTATGATAAGGCCGGAAAGCTGACCCTGACCGCTGCTGAAAGAATGGTTGTGGGATTGGTGATTGACGCTGAAACAGGTGAAAATTTCGATTACACTTCCAGCATTGATGACCAAACCTATAACAGAATCAAGCTGGTATATGAGGACAGCGAAAGCGGCAAGCGTGAAATCTTCACAGCCCAAGACAAGGAAGGGACTATGAAGAAATGGGGTACACTTCAGTATTATGAAGCGATTTCCGACACGCAGAACGCACAGAACAAGGCCAACGCCCTGCTTTCCCTGTATAATTCCAAGACCAAGAAGCTGAAGATTACCGCCTTGGGTGATATTCGGGTTCGGGCTGGAAGTTATGTTGTGATTCGGCTGAACATCGGGGATGTGAAACTTGACAACTTCATGATGGTTGAAAAGTGTGACCATAAGTTCAAAGACAATGAACACACCATGACCTTGACCCTGCGAGGGGGTGAATTCGTTGCCTGATTTGACTGAAAGCATGAAAAAAGCTGCTTTGCAAGCAATGGAAGCAGCAAAGCCCGTGAACGTTGCCTTTGGTACGGTGGTTCAGGAAAACCCGCTGATGATCTGCGTTGAACAGAAAATGACCCTTGGAATGGGACAGCTTATTTTGAGCCGGAATGTGACCGACCATGATATTGATGTAACCATTGATTGGTCAAGCAATAGCGCATTGACTACCCACCGTCACGGCATTGGTACGGAAGAAGAAATGCTGGTAACGATGGAAGGCGGCGACCCCGTTCACACCCATGATATTCCCCCTTCCTTCACAGGTTATACCAACCTTGCCCATCGGCACGGGATTTCAGGCCGGAAGAAGATGCGCGTTCACCTTGGGTTGACCCTTGGTGAACACGTTGTTCTTCTGCGCTTGCAGGGTGGTCAACAATATTTGGTTTGGGATAGGGTGGTGTAAAACATGGGCTTGATTCCCCAAAACAGTTTCCCTGATGACGAATTTGAATTCGTGATCTTTCCCACCAAAACCTATGCTATGGACTTGAAGAACGGCAGAATCATTGGTTATACCGATGGACAGGAAGCCATGAAACAGGCCATATATAAGGTTTTGAACACGGAACGCTTTGAATATGGGGCATATTCCAACAATTATGGTGTTGAACTGAATGAATTGATTGGTATGCCCATGACCTATGTTCTGCCGGAAATCAAACGGTGCATTACTGAAGCGCTGACTTGGGACAGCAGAATAAACAGCGTGGACGGCTTTGAATTTGAAACCGAAATGGGAAAGGTTCATTGCACATTCACGGTTCACACCATCCACGGTGATATTGATGCGGAAAAGGTGGTGAATATCTGATGTTTGAAGCTATGACCTATGATGTACTGATTCAGCGGATGCTTGACCGCATTCCTGATGACATGGACAAGCGGGAAGGTTCAGTGATCTGGGATGCCCTTTCCCCGGCAGCACTTGAATTGGAATTCCTGTATATGTGCCTTGACTACACGCTGAATCAGAGCTTTGCCGATACGCAGGAAAGGGAATATCTGATTCGCCGCTGCGCAGAGCGCGGCATTATTCCCTATGATGCAAGCGGCGCGGTGCTGAAGGGCATTTTTACCCCGGCAACCATTGACGTGACCAACCAGCGCTTCAGCCTGAACAAGCTGAATTATGTGGTGGTTGAACGCATTGAAGGGGAAGAAGGCGCTTGGCGCGTGGAATGTGAAACGCCCGGAACAGCCGGAAATCAAAACTTTGGGACGCTGATTCCCATTGATTATGTGGATGGACTGGAAACGGCAACCCTGACGGAACTTCTGATTCCCGGTGAGGAAGAAGAGGATACCGAGGATTTGAGAACCCGCTATTTTGCAGCATTCCAGAACAAGGGCTATGGGGGCAATGTTCAGGATTATTTGGACAAAACCAATTCCATTGAAGGCGTTGGTGCAACCAGAGTGACGGCGGTTTGGAATGGCGCTGGAACGGTGAAGCTGACCATTCTGGACGGCGAATTCAACCGGGCAAGTTCGACCCTGATTGAAAAAGTTCAGAATGAAATTGACCCGTATCAGGACGGCAAGGGGCTTGGTGTTGCACCCATCGGCCATGTTGTGACCGTTGACACGGCTGAAGAACAGCCTGTGAACATTTCCACCATCATTGAATTTGATGTGGGCTATGGGTGGGCAAACGTTCAGGCGGCGATTGAAGAAAACATCAGCGCCTATCTGCTGGAACTGCGTCAAAGCTGGGGAAAAATCGAAAACATGAACAATCCCACGGTTGTCAGAATTTCGCAGATTGAAACCCGGCTTCTGACCGTGAAGGGCATTGTGGACGTGACTGGAACGAAGATCAACGGCACGGCGGCGAACCTGTCTATTTCCGGGAACAAGATTCCCGTGATTGGGGCGGTGACGAATGGCGCGTAATGTTGATCTGTGGAAGCACCTTCCACCTTTCCTTCAGGACTTCCGCGAAATGTGCGAATTGGTGAAAACGGAAAACCCTGAATTCACCTTGGCAGCACAGGAAGCAGATTCAATGGTGAATGAACTGTTCATTCAGACGGCAACTGATATGGGCTTGAAGCGTTTTGAAAAGATTCTGGGTATATCCCCCGGCAAGGGGGATTCCCTTGAATCCAGACGAAGCGCAATCATGACCCGTTGGAACGATATAACCCCGTACACCATGACCGCGCTGAAGAATAAAATCATTGCCATTCAGGGGAATGAAGAAGTTGAAATTATCCTTTCAACGAATCGCCCCTATGAAATCGAAATCATTACCAATCTGGAATTTCCCGGCCAAGTAAATGACCTTGCGTATCTGATTCAGACCATGATTCCCTGTAATCTGGTGATTCATTCGGTAAACATCATCAAGGGTCAGAGTGAAACACGCTTGGGTTATGGCGTGGGCGCAAGCATTACGGGCAACCTTCTTTTGACCAACGATTTGAACGAGAATCAGAGCGTTCCCGTTCCTGTTGGGGTTGCTGTTGGGCAGAGCATGACCAATACCCTGTTCCTGACGGGTGATCTGCATGAAGAACAGAAAATCCCGGTTGACCTTGGAACGGCAGCGGGTCATAGCGTAGCCAATACGCTGTTCCTGACTGACAGCATGAATGAAAACATTGATATTTCTGGCGTTGCTGCTATCGGAATGGGCAGCAGCTTCACCAATATCATTGAAATTACCTGATGAAAGGAAGAAAAACACATGGAATTTTCCTCTTTCGTAATCACGAACAAGGGTCAAGCGCTGATGGCGAAACTGATGCAGGGAACGGGCTTTTGTACGTTCACCAACATCAAACTTTCCAGCACGGCCTATTCTGAAAGTCAGATTCCGGCGCTGACTGCGCTGGGCGGCGTGAAGCAGACCACCCCCATCACGAGGAAAACGGTGCTGAACACCACGTCCATCATGATTGAAGGTGCGCTGGACAACACCGAACTGACCACGGGTTACAACATTCAGACCATCGGCATTTTTGCCAATGACCCGGATGAAGGTGAAATCCTGTATGCGGTTGCCCGTGCGACTACTCCCGGTTATATGCCCCCGTATAACGGCATTACCGTTTCCGGCGCAACGTTCAAGTTTGTCATTACCGTTGGCAACGCCAACAATGTGACCATCACCCTTGACCCGGCTGGTTATGCGTCCCTTGCGGATGTTCAGGAGCTTCAGAGCGAAATTGCCAATCTGAAGGGCTTTGTGGGCTATTCGGAAGGTGACGTGTACGGCGTTGAAGTGGACTTTGTGAACAAGACCTTCACCCGCCTTGCTGGTGCTGTTGGCCGCAATAGCGGCGCTGGTTTTGACCCCATCAACGCCTTTGGTGGTCGTTACCGCTGCAACCTGACTGATGACGGTGTTGAAGTTGCCAAGCATGGTGAAGCAGCCTATTCCGAAACGGGCAAGCTGCTGACTTCCGTGACCATTGGTCGTGAAGTGGATGGTGAAGGCGCTGTGACCAATGAGGGTGTTACCTATCCGGCTGGAACGCTGGTTCAGACGATGGTGAAGCAGCCCCGTTTCTATTACAAGGTTGTTCCGCTGGTGACTGAAAAGGTGGAAGGCGGCAAGGGCTACCACATGCGCAAGGCG